GATTTTAATGCGATAGTCGGCCTTGCGCTCGAACATAGGCTCAATGCGAGCTCCCAGGGCCCCAAAATCGCTCGCATCGACAACGTAGGACACCAACTGCGGGATCACATTAATGCCAGCCTCATCCAGCGCGCAAACAAAGTGCCGGTTGGCCTCACCATACCCGGAGTAGTCTTTTAACGGACCGAGATAAGCGACATTCATGATGCCGGCCCCATGCTGTGAATATAAGCGGGCGGCTTTTTACCATCCCGGGTCATTGACTCATGCATAGTGCAGAGATCGCCGGCGTTGCGACACATGCCACAGTTCCACGGATCCGTAAAGTTGCGGCGTTGCTCGGCCATCATGCCCTCAACCTCCGCAGCCCCGTCGGGCTTGCTCATAGGAACAGGCGGGGTGGGCGGTTTAATAGGCTCAAGTTTTTTATAGTTTTTCTGCTGATAGCGGCGGCGCTTCTCGTCCCGGCATTTATCGCTGCAGACTTTAGATAGCTTATGAGCCGACTGCGGGATAGGGCCCTCGCAGATTTCGCATTTACGTGGAGCCGGCAACTGCACTGGACTAGTTTTTGCCGGTGGAGTGTAAACTGGTCCATCTGGTACTTTTAACCCCTGTGGAGCAGGTGGGCTAGTTTTTACACTAACCGGCGCCTGGTCGTCAACCTGGACCGTGACGCGGCCGTCCTCAATGGTGATTATAGTTTTCACTTCCGGGCCTCGCGCTTTGCAGCACGGTTGATAGCTCGGCGGCCGGACCGGCTCATAAGGTTAGCTTTAGCCAGGCTCTCGGCGCGCTGGGCACGCTCGATCAGCATGTCATTGCCCCGGACCCGATCGGCAGCGCCAGGCGTCCAGGCAAAGGCCACAGCATAAAGGTCGTCGTGGTCCTCTGGTGTGAAATTGACAATAAAGGGAACGTGCAGCACCCGCTGGGCCCACCAGATAATAAAACGATACTTCCAGTTTGTTTTTTTCATACTCGACTCTCCGTTATTTCTTCTATGCGATCACTGATGACATTCCGAATCAGCTTCCAGCCGCGCCAGGTAACATACGGCCGTGGCGGGGTTTCCATGTTGTCGATCAAGCCGTCGGTCTCGAAATTATCATACACGGTACGGATGGCCCGGAGCTCCCGGACCACTTCCGTGAGCTCGTGGCCCAGGACCTTAAAACAACGGCCGCCGGTTCGATCCGGACAATCGGGAATACCACACTGGCTCATAAGCGCTCCACCTCCAGGAATTTAGAGTCGCCGCGCTTTTTAACCTCACGACCCTCCCACTTTTTAATGATGCCGGCCAGGCGCCGGGCTGTGTGGCGGTAGGTGTAGCCCTTAACATACTCAGACGCTTTGCGGCCGAGCTCGCGCATTTCGTCCTGGTGCTCGAATGCATAGCGCATTTTTTTGCGTAGATCCTCCACGCTGCAGACCACCATGTCGCCAATATTTTGGCCTTTAAAACGATTATGCAAAGCCGGCATGCGGATCGAGCTGTCGACTTCGATCATGTAATCGGCATTGAAATACTCCGAGATGCCGTGGGCATTGGGCACGATCGCCGGCAACCCGGTAGCCATAGCCTCGAGCGGCGTGATACCAAAGCCCTCGCCGCGGGATGGATAGACCATGCAATCACAGTCGGCGAGCAGCTTCACCAGGTCCCGCTCGTTGAATGCACCGCGGACCACTTCAATGTTAGGGTAAATGGCTTTGACGATCGGCAGCTTGGTGTGCTCCTGGACCGTTTTCAGGACCAGCTTAACCGGCTCGTCGTGGCCGAACTCCTGCGTAAATGCCTCAAACACCTCCTGGAATCCCTTGCGCAAATTAAAGCTGTCATAGTGCACGAACGTGAATACATCCCGCTTCGGCCGTTCCTGGTAGGTAAACGCCCGGTCGTTATAGCCCAGCGGCACGACAGTCGTGGTAATGCCGGCCTTTTTGAATACTTCCTGACACCAGCGGCTAGGCACTATCACCTCATTGGCTGCAGCCAAATAATCGGGCCAGTCCTCCGGGATCCGGTCCGACTCGAACATGGTATACAGCAGCCGGACGTCATTGCGGATTTGAACAACCGAGTAAGGGTAGTTATACACAAGGGCCACTTTTTGCTCGGCCTGGACCTCCGACAGTTTAATGTCCTGTTCGGCCAGCTCGAATTTAAGATGGTCCCGGCTCATGCCGTAGCCATCAGCCCGGGCGGCAACGGTGAAATAAAACACGGAATCGCCGGTCGGCGCCAGCGCAGCGCGCTCGGCTTCCTTGCGGGCAATCTCCTCAACCGTAGCGGGCCGCAAGCCCTGTCGACGAATACGCTCCTCGGCCTGGTCGTCCGGTACTTCCAGGACCCGGCCAAAACTGTTAACTAACCACATGATAAAGCTCCAAATCAATAACGGAGCACCCGACGGCTAGCCAAAGTGCTCCGTTGCCAATTTCGAACTTACTAGCCGTCTTCATGAAAAAATCATATCAAACCGGCTATGGTTGCTGTCAACTTATCCACATAAAATGCACAGGCTAATAGATGTAGAGAAACTCGGATGCCGGAGCGGTCCGGGTGCGCTGCGAATAAAGCCCGTTGTAATTCATTTCCGAGATCGTGACGGTGCCACCGGATACGGACTCAACGTACACGACGTGGCCCAGGTCGCCGGCCGTGGTGGTCCCTACGGCGCCGGCCCGCGGCGTGGATCCGTGCGGCAAGCCCATTGCTGCAGCCCGGGAATACCAGGTATTGGCGTTGCCGAGATTATTCGGCAGGTCAGGCCGGCGGTTTTTAACATACCAGGTGCAATAGCCAGGATCGTAGGTGTTGCCGGCCACGGAGCCCCGGGCCATGCTCACAGGACCAGTAACGGCTGCAGCCGATAATGACTCAACAACGGCAGCCGGAACAGGGCGCTCTTTAAGCTGCTCGTTTTTGTCCGGAATTAAAAACACCTGACCCGGGAATATCAGATCAGGATTAGTGAGCTCGGTGTTTTTGTACCATAACCGGAGCCAGGTAGTATCGTGCTCGGCGGCAATCTTCGTGAGATTATCCCCGGACACAACGCTGTACTTCACAGGTTCGGGTGGCTTCTCGGCCGGCTTTTCGGGCGCCGGCTTCGGCTTATCCGCAACGTCCAGGACAGCCGGCTGTTGCGGCTGCGGGAACAGAACGTTCAGTGTGAACTGTTTATCGTTTAAAAAGCTGACTGGTGACTGAGGTTGCAGAGCGCTGGCGGTCCCACCGGGTACCAGCGTCAGGGCTATGAGCGCCCCTGTAAATATGATTGGTTTGCTACTCATCGTGTGCCGGAAAAACCGGCAGAACCTAGCATAGCACGGCCATGCAGATGCTGGTCAAGACTTGACAAAAACAAAAGGACCGGGTTGGCGCCCGGCCCTCTCGAATGATTTGTAGCTGTTAACTACTCAGACTTGTCGTCTGAATCGTCTCCATCGTCGGGAGCTGAATGCACGCCGTCGGCGGGTAGCACGGAATCGTTCTGCTCGGTGTGAGCATCCAGATCCGAGTCACCAGTTTGGCCACGTACCCCAGCGCCGTCCTCATCGGGTACGTAAGCCTTGTTGCTCTCGTCCTGTGGAGTGAGATCGCGAGTTGCCATACACACTATCCTCCGTTTAAGTTAACACCCCCAGCTTATAAAAACCGGGGGTGTATAGCTGTGAGGTATTTCACTTTATTGCTGTGGAGCGTTTTGAGCGCCTGTGGCGGGCTTTGCCGACTTTGCGGCGTCCTGGAGCTTTTTAACCTCCGCCTCGGCTTTCTCGGCCCGGGAAATGGCCTCGTCGCGCTCTTTTTGCGCAGCCGTTACGTCAGCCTGGGCAGCTTCAACCGTTTTATTGGCTTCAGCGAGCTGAGTGTCGTGATCGCCGGCGCCGGCTTCCAGATCGGTTATGAGATCGCGGGCTTCGGCCAGCTCATTCTCGAGCTGTTGGATCCGGGCATCCTTTTCGCCGCCATTAACCTGGTCCTCAGAAGTTGCAACCGGGGCTGCAGCTTCCCGGGCCCGGCGTTCGGCGTCGATAGCCTCGTCGCCTCGGGCGGCACGGCTGTTGGGGTGCACGTTGTTGTTTATTACGTTGTCCTTAGAGCTTGCGCGGACTGGCGCGTTGTCGGCATCTGCCATGTGACTATCCTCCAGTTAATTGATAAACCGATTATACCACCACGAAAAAACCGCCCCGAGAGGCGGTCTTTTCTGCGCGAGGCTCCTAAGCCGTAGCTTATTTGCTCTCCAGGACAAAGCCCTGTCGAACGTCGTTGACGCCAGAACCGAAAACGGTATCAAGCTGAACAACAACACCCATCTCGTCGCCGTCGTAGTAACGGACCAAACGAAGCGCAAGCCCGGCATCCGACTGAACAGTCGTAGCCTGTACACCCAACTCATTGCCAGGCTGCAGCAATGGGCGGCTAGCGAGCACAAGTGCGTCGCGGGTGTAGAAGAAGTTCTCGTCCCAACCTGGCGAACCAGCGTGTGGAACCAGCTGGCCCTCAAAGATATCGAAACCTTTGGCTCGGCCCACAGTGCCTTCTGTAAGCGGCTGGTTGTTAGGGATTAACTTCGGATCAATGAACGCTGTGGAGTTGCTGAGTGCGTTCACAAACTCAGGGCTGGCGTATCCGAACTTGCGGGCAAGCTTCGGAATCTTATTGCGAACCATCCGGACCCGGACACTACCCAGCGCTTTAACAGCAGCGTCGGCCGCAGAAGCGGTGTCGACATCGATGTTGTCAAAGCTTGAGAAGTTGCCGGTAAGGTGAGTCTCAATTTTTTCGGCCAGAACAATCACTGCGTCTTCGACGTAACCAGGCAAAGCCGAGTCAGTCTGCATGCTGCGAGTGAAGTCTTCCTCGAGCAACTTAACGTACCAATGCTGATCCACAGTGATTTGGATGTCATCGGCAGCGGGGCGCTGTACTGAAGTTGGCGTCCCTTGAGCTTTTTGCTGTGCCACGATAGCGCCACGGCGAGGGATGCTCAAAACCTGCCCAACACGAACCGGGTTGAGCTCCGAGTCCTTACGGACGGTTGCACCTAAACTGAGGTAGTTGCCTAGCAAACCAAGAGATTCGTTGGCTATAACCTCGGGGATCCAGGGTGCGTTCTGGGTTGTGGTCAAATTACCAGTATCCATGTAATTCGATCTCCTTCAAAACTTTTATGGGTTGATATTAACGGGTGACATCATCCTCGATTTGACCTGCAGCTTGCGCTTTCAGAATCTCGTCGCGGTGCTCCTGATAGAACTTGGGGTCCTGCAGCTGCGAGCGCTTGAACTTCGCGGGGCCGGGAGTACCACCACCGTTGCCGGGGTTGGATGGGGTGCCCACATTCGTGGTGCCAGCACCCTCTTTGTTAAACAAGTATGCTTTGCCCGTTTTCAGAGTTTCTATGGCTTCGTCCAGACCAGTAATCGCACCATCGTCGCTGACTTCGATCTTGGACCGATCAACGAGCGCCAATGCTGCTTCGAGATCCACAACGCCCAGGGGAGCTAGCTTATTAGTCAGCGCCTGGTTTACCGTCGAGGTTTTGAGTTTGCCCTGAAGTTCCTCAATGGTAGAGGCTTGCTTTTCGGACAGCTCCTTGAACTTACCCTGCTCTTCGAGCGCTTTGGATTCCAGCGTCTGCCGGTCCTGCTCGGCCTTGTCGAACTTGCTCGCTTTATCGCGCAGCCCGGCAATCCGATCAGCCTTCCAAATTAGGGGGTTCTTCTCGAGCACCTGGTTAATTTGCTCCTGCGTCAAAGCCGTAGGGTCAAATTGGTCAGAGCCGCCTTGCTGGCCGCCCTGTGGGTTTTGGTTACCGGCCGGTGGGGTGCCACCGTTACCGTCGCCGTTGCCGTTACCAGCACCAGCGCCGTCCCCGTTACCAGGATTTTGATTACCTTGTGAAGGTCCTTCTGGCATAAAAACTCCTTCCGTTTTATACGCGGTCCGTCTCCGCTTTTAGGTTGCCAACTTATTAACACTAGCAATTATTGTCCACAGGTTGTGTACAAGTCAAGCGCCTACCGCAGAATACTCTTGTCGAGCACCGCAATGCCGCCGAGCTCGTCGAAGTCCGGACTGATTTCCACAGCCTTATAACCAAGCTTCCGGGCATAGTCGGGAATGGCCTTTTGCGGATCCACGCCAGGATACGCGCCCAGGGCTTCCTGGACAAAACGATTATAGTGCGCCTGGTCCGGAATCTGCAGCAGCTCACCCTGCCGGATCCGGAGCGTCGAGTCGGTGGTTTTACCGAACACCTGGGCCGTTTTAGCATCCCGGGCCACGTAGAACGCATTGCCGACCATGTTATTGCCGGGCGGCAGTGATTGTGCCCCGGTGCCGTGGAACACGGTCGAGTCCTGGACCCGGCCGCCACTTTTAGCGGTGGTTTTAGCAGCCGGGGTGGATCCATTCATACTTTCGGCGTCCCGGTAATTGAACGGATTATCATAAGCCTTTGTGATCGCAGCGAGCTCGGGGTGAAATACGTTTATAGCGTGCTGACAGTTAGGGTGGAACAGACCGGCCTCGATTGCTTGCTGCAGCGTGGGGTAGCCCTCGGTTTTACCAGTAAGGGATAGGATTTTGCCCTCCCAGAATGCACAGGCCGGGTGCTCCGATCGGTGATTAGTGACCTGGACCAGATCATAGCCATAGCCCAGCATGCGGTTTGTTAGGCCCTGGTTACGCGCCTCGACGGCTTTGGTGCGTGCGAGCATGCGTGTGTAGTTATCGAGCGTCCATTGCCGCCCAGAGCGGTCTGTGAGGGCCGTGAGCCCATTGTCCTGCAGCTTCTGCTTCAGGTTATTGGAAATCATTTTGCGGGTGTCCCCGGTGAGCTTGCCCTCGGCAATGATGTAGTTCAGCTGCTGTTTAAGCACATCCGATAAAAGATTATTGGCCGAGCGGCCGACACCACGGATCGCCTGGGCAAAGTTTAGAGCCACTTCGTCAGTGAGCGCGGCAATGGCCTCCTTGTTGATAACGGCAAAGTTAGTCCGGGCCGAAACATCAGCGCCCTGCGCGCGCAGATCCTGAATGGCCGTGTTGGCGCCGTCCAGGTAATACTGCGGAATCTCCTCGCGCACCCAAGCGTCGACATCCACGCCCAGGGCTTCGAGCTCCAGGTTTATACGAGCCATGACCCGGGCCTTTTGTATTTTGCCGGCCTCGGTGGCGGTTATCATTTCCTCAGTGAGCCGTTTATAGGTAGATTCCAAAAGGGAAATCAGGTCGTTAACGCGACCCGTTCGGATTTTGATGTCCTTGCCGTCGAATGCGCCCGGCATGGTTACGCCTTAGCTGTGGGCTGCTGTGCTTTCGTGCTAGCGGGTGGCTGAGGTGGGTTTGCAGGATCCCCAGCGCCGCCAGTGCCGCCGCCATTTAAGTTATTAGATAGTGCAGGTGGTAGGTTGGCCGTGGCTTCGTCGTCGATTTCTTTAACCTTTTTCTTTGCCTCGTCCGGAGTAATGCCGTCCAGATCCGCAATGGCATCGGCTTTGCTGGACAGACCGGCCTCGACACGCTTAATGGCAACATCGGTCTGCTCGACTTCGTCGTTGATAACACCATCGCCCCATTTGACCGTCGGCCGCTCGACTTTGGTAGGTGTAAAGCCATTGATACTGACGCGGTTGGCCTTAGCGAGCTCCTGGGCGGTTTCCAGCATGTCTTTGAGGGCCTGGTCATAGTAGCGGATTTTACGGTTGCGCTTCCGGATGGTGGCCAGCAGCTTAAACTTAAGCGCCCGGCCGGATTCAGCCTGGCCGCCGGAGCCCTGGTCGGACCCGGTGGATGCCGGAGCGATTTCAGCAAACAGGAATAGCATGTCGATCAGCTTCTCGATTTGCTTGAATGCAGAGTCCAGGTTGGCATTCCAAACAATGTACTCGGGCTTATTAAAGCCGGGCTGTTCGTTATCGACTTCGAACATTTGCAGGGCTTGCTTGCGGACCTGACCGTTTTCGTCAATTACCCCGGGCGGCACTGCCAGGATCGGATCGGAGTGCTTATCCAAGATGTTGTCGGTTTTCGTGATGCGGTTGTTTAATGCAAAAAATAGGCTCTTAAGGTCCATGTAGTCGCTCGTGCCCCAAAAGCCGGATCCATCACGCACGTTCGGGATGTGGAAAACTAGGCTGCGATTAACGCCAGTGTCCTCGACGTCTTTATAGCCAAAGTCCTGGGCATTGAGCTGTGAGATCAGCTTGCCCTCTTTCTGGTTGTAGGACCAGACCTCGTGGTAGATTTTGCCGGGAACGTGAATCTCTTTGTGCAAATAGGTGGCCACCTTACCGTCAGCAGTCGGCTGGGTAAACACGGTGGCAATGACATCCTGCTTCGGTACGTTGCGGGTCATGTTTTGCTCGAGGGTCGGGAAGTAAATGGCGGCCGGGAACTCCTCAATGATAATCGTGCTCTGGCTGTCAGTGATGCCAGGGTTACGCTGGCCAACCCGGAGCTTAAACACGGCATCGCCGCGGCGGGAATTAGCGAGCTCGGACTCGTACAGCTGGGCCAGGAGCTGATTGTCCTCCATGATGTCGTCAATGAAGTTTTGCAGCTTTTCGTCTTTTACGTCGATCACAACGGTTTCGCCAAACAGCATGTCTGCCAGGACCCGGCTCATTAGGCCGGCAAAGTTGGCCACAACGTAGCGCAGCCGGCGGTAGACCTCCGGGTACTTTTCGTCGGTCTTTTCACCGCGGATGTTAAACGCATCAAAGTGATCACCAAAATAGATTTTATCGTTCTCGTCGTAGCGGCTTATTCGATTGCGATCAGCGCGCTTCGGGAATACCAATGGGCCTTCGTCTGGGTTCATAAGTAAATAATAGCACTAAAATCCCGCGGGTTTAGCACGGAATGTTCGAACAGTTGGGCGCTTCACGTGGTCCTCTGCGGCGTGCATGTAGGCATCGAACATATCGTCGTGCTCGCCAACCGGGAAATCGAGCAGCTCTTTAACGAATGCGTCAAACAATGGGTGGTCCGTTCGTAGGTGCACCAGACCACCGGCAAAGTTAGCCGAGTGGATCACAGCACGCCGGAATTTATCTTTGTCGGGTTTGACCTCGAACACTGGCAAATGAGCATGCCGCTCGGCCGCCACACGCCGCACAGCACGCGCCAGGCCGGCCTGGTAGGCCACTGACTCAACCTTTAAGCGGTCCGGCTTCCACTGCATGGCCATGTCGATGATTTTATTAACCTGGACATCGATGTCGCCAATGCGCTCCCGGAACTTATCCAGCTCCCAGATTTCACCTCTATGGTCAATGCCGATCACGAATATAGCAAAGAAGTCGGCCGTAGTTTTTTCGGAAATGGCCGGGTCCACTGCCATGATGATTTGCTTAAGCTCAGTCTCCACCCAGGACCGGGAATTAGCATCGGGGTGCTCGGCTTTCCAGCGCTCCTCTTTAGCAGTGAGCGAGTACGGCAGCGGCCGCTCGTCAGTACCAAAGATCCACTCGCGTTTAATGATACGCGCAGCGTCGTCGGCCGCCTCGTTTTGCATTTCCTGCGAGAATGCGATCGGGCCCAGGTAACGCTCATAGGTTGGGTCGTCCCGCATCCGCTTGAGAATATCGACCGGGAACCTGGACGGCCACAGTGAGTGCTCGATGCCATCCTCCCCGGCGTTTAGAGCGGCAAACTTATTGCGGCGCCAACCTCCGAAACCTTTCTCACCTTTAAGAGCGTTATTGAGCAAGCTGTCGTCGTGCAGCACGGTCCCCACCAGGCCAACTTTGCCGGCCGGGCTCATAGCCGGCAGCACGGCACGCTTAAACCAGTTCATGAGCTTTTCGCGGCGCTCCTGCTTCATAACGGCTTCGTCGTTTTCGAGGTCGTCCACAGCCACAAAATCGGGGCGCCAGTGCTTATACTTTAAGCCTCGAACTTTCATGTTGGACCCGCGGGCCGTCACCCGGACCTCGTTGCTGGTGGTAAACGATCCACTGGTCCAGTGCCAGGCTGTGGATAAGTCACCATAAACCCAGCGCAGCAGATGATTGCCCTCGAGCTCCTGCCGGACGTTATCAACCTGGTCCTTTGCCTGGGTGTAGGTGTCCGAGATCGGCAAAATGTAGTGGCTCAGGACGTTTACAATGCGGTAGATAATCTCAACCGATAAAATGGTGGTTTTAGCATGGCCACGCGGCGCTGCGTCGGCCGAGTTGATTGGGCTGGCTAGGTCCTCGAACAAAGCGATGTGGAACTCCGGCGGGTCGTCACTTAACGAATCGGGAAAAAAGAATAGCGCAAACTCCATGCGCCGGACCGCGGGATCGGCCGGCTCGATGCGGTTAGCAAAATACTGCCGCAGATATTTTTTAGTAAGCTCAGGCCCCAGGCGTTGCTGGATCCGTGCCGCCCACTGATGGTTCATCCACCGGCTTGTCTGCATCGTCCGCCTCCCTCAGAGCTGTAGCTGCAGCCTGAAGCTCCTCGGGTAGATCAGACTCCGGCTCAGGCGAATCGCTGATGATTTGACGATCCGGAATGTACTTATTAAGCAAGTGCCGGCTGGCATCCAGGGAAACCCGGTCGTCGGGGCTGTTGATTTTAGAGATCATGTTGGCAGCTGCGGCCTTAGTGGCGATTTTAATAATCTGCCGGGCCTCCTGCAGCGCCAGGTGGGCCTTTGCCTCCTGGAACTCGGAATAGGCTTGCTCCAGCCGGCCGCCGGCTACAAACCACTCCTGGACCGTCCGCTCAGAATAGCTTTGCGCAAACTCGTCATTGATGTGGGCGGCAATTTGCGGGTTCGATTTACCCTCACCCTTAAGAATCACCGCGCGCCGTTCTGAGTCCTTAAGCACGCTAAATGACGGTAATTCACTGGTATTCGTAGAATCAGGACCAGTAGCAGCCATTACTCTGTACCCCCAATGTTTTTAATTAAAGTAGCCTTTTTGCCGGTGAGGTGCTCCCAGCGGCGAATAATAACGTCACAATAGGCCGGCTCGAGCTCCATGCCGTAGCAAATGCGCTGCAGCTGCTCGGCGGCAACCAACGTGGATCCGGAGCCCAAAAACGGGTCGAGGACAATTTTGCGGCGGTGCGAGCTGTTACGGATCGCCCGAGCGCAAAGCGTGACCGGCTTCATTGTCGGGTGCTCGGGTGATTTACTCGGCCGATCGATTAACCACACGTCGCCCTGCTTGCGGCCACCATACCAGCTGTGCTTGTCTTTCCAGCCATAAAGGATAGGAGTAGCGGATAGCTGGCTGTCCGGCGCGCTGTCAGCCGCTGCGGCCTCCTCCTCGCTTAAACCGTACATGATGGGCTCGTACTGGTGCTGATAATCAGATCGGGATAGCGTGAACGTGTTTTTTGCCCAAATGATATAGGTCTGCCAATGGCCGCCGTTTTCAGTGAATGCCCGGTGCAGCGTGTGCAGCTCGCTCGAGCTCATGCAGATATAGAACGCGCCCCGGCAGTTGCGCAGCAGCTCTTTGCAGACATCGAACATAAAATTGTAAAATTGCTGGGCTTCCATTTTATCGTTTTTAATGGCCTTGCGCCGGTGCTGTTTGCCGTCGCCGCCCATGCCGCCTGTATAAGCCACGTTGTAAGGGGGATCGGTAAAAACCATCTCTGCTTCTTGGCCGTCCATTAACGCATCGTAGCTAGCGGCATGGGTAGCGTCGCCACAGAGCAGTCGGTGATCGCCGAGCTGCCACATGTCCCCAGGCTTCGTGATAACGGACTCTGGTGCCGGCGGCGTTAGATCCGCATCGTCCTCGCCAACATCCATAACGGTAGCCAAAATCTCATTGACCTCATTGATGGTAAAGCCGGTGTCCGGCAGCTGCGCATCGTCGCGCAAGCTGTAGATCAGCTGCGCCAGCTTATCGTCGTCCCAATCACCCTGGATGCGGTTAGCGGCCAGGTTGGCCAGTTTTTCTTTAGTCTCGTCCCAATCGACAACACGGTAGCTGAACCGCTCCGTGCCAATAACGATATAGCCCCGGGCAACGGTGCCAACCTCGTTGGGCTCGTCCAGGGTTTCGGTGATTTCAACCTTACCGGACTTTTTAATAAATATCTCGCGGCGCTGGTGGCCACCCACCAAACGGCTGGACCGGCGGTTAAATACAACGCCGCCCATGTCTCCAAATTTACCGATAGAATCGAGTAATGCTTTAGCATCGTGCCCGCTCATGGTTCGAGGGTTATATTCGGCGGGTAATAGATCGTCAAGGGTTTCCACTGTTGCTCCTTCCGTTTATACGCAGTTCGTCTCTGCTACTGAAGCCGTGGTGCTTCAAGGCTCAGTATATCAGAACGAAAAACCACCTGTCGAAAAACAGGTGGTAATACTCATGGGCCCGAGTACTAGCCCGAATTATAGCCTAAGCAGCGGGCTCGGGCCACGTCGATGTGGCGGCCGCCAATGGCCAATGTGCCAGAAGTCACAGTGAATGCAGTGATACGCCTTGAGCCGCGGACCGATATGCTTGCGGATGTATTTAGCTTCGCGCCGGGCGCCATCCTCGTCCGGCCAGCACACCTTGTTTGTTATCGGGCAGCGTTCAGCGGGCAGCCGCCCACCCATTAGGCCCTCGCGCTAGCCCAGTGATGCTTCTTAAAGCGGCCGGTGGCCATAAAATGGTGGAGATCATAGTGGATCCGGAACGTTTCCGACTCCGCATAGCGGCGCTCAATAACCGACTGGTCCCGCTGATCAACCTCCAGCATTCCCAGGCGAATCTTGTGGCCATTGTCCAGGACCGCGAACTCCCCATCGATATCGACAATTGTCACGCGCTGATGCTTGCGCTTCCCACGAATTATTATTGCCATTGCTATCGCCCCTCCTTAAAGAGCGTGTAGTTTGAATTTCAAAAAGGCCAGCGCCACAAGTAGCACCAGCCAGCCAAGTATCGATAACAGTGTAAAAAATCGTCCTATCATGCTAGCCGTCAAAATGGTAAATCCTCATCCGATGTTAACTCAGACTGCACGGATCCTGGTATAAAATCTTCAAAATCAATGTGGATATCTCCCACCAGGTACCACTGCAGCACGCGTGAAGCCTCGTCATACCCCCGGGCAAACGCACAGGCATAGCCGGCGGCATCGAGCTCGAGCATCATCAGGTACTGCTCCTTAATGTGATCGCTGGCCCAATTAGTATCGCGCTTTTTTAGCTTCACATCGCCGGCTTTAAGCTCCAGAGCCAGGCCGGCATACTCACGGCGGCCCAGGACGCTGTCGTGGACCATTGGCTTGTAAATAAAGAGATCGGTCCAGCCGCGGCGGTACTGCAGCCGTTTGTGCTTCGCGGCATTGCGGGGATCGTCCATTTTAAGCCCGGAAGCAAAGTCGGTCCGGAAAATGATGCCAGGATAGTCCCGCCGGAGTAGCTTAACCACACGCTCGTGGGTCATCGCCTCGCCGTTATATTTAGGGATGCGGTGGCCGCTCACGATAGCCTCCGGAGCCGGGAAATCCAGCCGCGGCCGCCACACGTTGGGCAAACGGTCTTAACCTTACACTGCGGGCAGCGGGGGCTGTCCGTTTTGATCCCACAACTCGGGCACTTATACCTCGCTGCCATTTTGTGGATTACCTGTGGATAAGTCTGTTTTTAGAGCCTGTTTATAGAGAGCAAAAGCCTTGCGTGATTCCTGCGGCAGCACGCCCTGCCAGGCGTCCGGATCGGCCACCTCACCACCGTAAAGCATGTTCACCAGCTCCAGGGTGTACTTGTTACCGATCATCTCGGCTTCGAGGTCCTTAACGAAGTTATGCACATTGCGTTCCTGATAGACGCTGGCGGTGCCATAAACCACGGATCCGGGGAACTGGCGCTGGACCACGTAGCTCGCCCAAATATCATCCATGCGGCCAATATGCGGGAATAGGAAATAGTGCGGCAGCACTGCGCGGTGCAAAAAGGTGTTCTGGCTGTTGAACGGACCCGGGCGGGTGCCGGCAAATGGCTCATGCGTGAATCGGCAATCAAACGGACCGCGGGCAATCCTGCAGATGGCGTCGACGTCCGGCTCGCCATTCCAGAAGTCAGCGTACACCAAACACGTGGGTCGCTCCTCGTGGCCGATGTAGGCGGCGCGCGAGCGTCCGCTTAATAGTTGCACCGGGAAGCCCCGGTGCCAGAGCTCGGGTTCATTGGTGCCCTGGAACGGATCGAAAACGATATCAGGCGAATTCAAAACCGCGACCAGCGGTTTTTTGCCCAAAGCAAGAATTGGGGCTCTGCCCCAATTGTCGAACGGAATGTTGTCGTCGTCGACCGTGGCAATGATTTCCGCGCCCATGTTGTACGCCTCGACCAGCCCCAGGTTGCGGCGCTGAATGCAGTTCCACCCGATCGCCTCGGACAGCTCGTGGTACTTCGAATCCTGCTTGGTAGGGCTGAGATAGGCCACGTGGCCATTGGCTGCAGCCAGCTTTATGTAGTCTTCGTGCGGGGTCTTTTTATCGCCGACAATGATGATCGTCCAGTCGTCCCGGCGGCCGATCTCGACAAACTTTAGTAGGGCAGGGGTGGGTGGATTAATGGTGGTAGTGACAATCGCCTTCATGCGGCCACCTTTTCGCGCTTCTTTTTAGCGGTAGGCAAAACTTTATCAGTGTCGCCAGTAAGCTCCCGGACAATCATTGCCAGGCCCTGGGCAAATGTAACCTGTGGCTTGTAGTAGCGCTGCAGATCGGTAGGATCCGCGGCGGTCTCTTTCACATAGCCGGACGGAGCGTCCACAAACTGCGCCGCTCGAGGGCTTTGCACAATCAGGTTGAGCTCTTTAACGATGGCATTAAAACTGGTCTGCGCGCCGGAACCGACATCGATAATAGGCTGGTGGCACTCTTCGGCCAGGATGCACACGGCGTTAACCACGTCGTCGATATAGATAAAGTCGCGGACCTGTTCGCCGTCGCCAAAAATAACAGGCGCTTTGCCATTAACGAGATCCCGGGCAAAAAGGTACGGAACGCTGGCATAGTCGGCCTTGTGGCCCTCGCCTGGACCGTAGGTAGCGAAAATGCGAATGCCCAAAGCATCGATGCCCAGGCCCTGCACATAGTCCTCACTGATTTTTTTGCACAGAGCGTACTCGTTATAGCGATCAGAGCTTAAAAGCCCGGTGGATGGGTAGATCAAACGAATACCATGCTTCTGACACGCGCTGGCGGCGTTCATTAAGCCTTTGAGCGTCGATTCGATACAATAGGCGGCTTGGCGCTTAAAAAGCACCTGAGAGCTCGGAGCGGCGAAATGGAACAGGTAATCAAACGTGTGGTCCAGCGCCTTAAACGTTTTCGGATCCCGGACATCACCCTCCAGCACCTTAACGTACTTATAAACGCCAGGCAGCGTCAGCGTATTCTCGCCGGCCGGCTGCGCCAGTCGCTCCAGCTGGTCCGCGATCGCACGGCCCAGAAAACCGGACACCCCGGTGATTGCTATTTTTTTACCCTGATAATTCATGATCGCTCCTCCCGCTCTATGGCTTTTTTAATGGCTTCTTTATCAAGCTCCAGGCGGTGCCTGGTAACTGACGAATCGTAGGCCGGCAAGTTTTTGCCGCGGGTGGAAATGGTGCCCTGCAAATGGGCGTCGGACATGGGGCTCGGTTTATCGTGCGTGAAATCGTGGAACCAGGGCTCGTCAACGCGGATCACCCGGTCCGGGAAATCGCGCATCAGATCGTTTATGTAGCTATCAATCCAGCCGTGCTGCCCTACCTTATCGCCCAGGGCACGAATAAAGCCACGGCTTAAAACATGGTTCATGGCCCCGGCATTATCAAACTGTGGCACGATCACCCAAACGTCGTCCGGGTTGAGCGGGAATGTTTTGCCCTCGGAGTCGCCGGACCGGAGCTTGCCGGCCGCATAATCGAGCAGCTGCGCATCCCAGCCCTTTCCTGGATGCAGATCGTTTATGAAATGGTCCTCGCAAAAATAGATCACCCAATCACCAATATGGCCGTCTTTAAGCAACAGATTAAAATACTCATGCAAGCCGGCGCGGCCGAGTCGTAGGTTTTCGCGGTAAAAGCGTATCCATGCCTGGCCATCTGAGTGCTGCCAGCCGTTGGCAGAAAAATCCCAATAGCGGGCTAGCTCGGCATTCCAGGTGTCGTGCTCGTTCATGATCACCCGGACATCTAGGTTGTCGTAGAGCTCAGTGTTTTCGAACAGGCCAAAAAAGAACTTTGCCAAATACTTGGAGTTTTTACGCGCGCTGATTAGTACGGTGATATTTTTAGCGCTCATATCCGGACCGCTCCTCTTTAGCGTTATCCGTCATGACTTGAACAATTAAATCGAACTTGTGCTCCGGCTCCCAGCCGAGAATGCTTTTTGCCTTTGATGCGTCACCGATCAGGTAGCCAACATCATTGGGCCGGAAAAACTGCGGATCCACGACAACGGCCGGAATCTCGGGTTTTATCGGCTTGCCCTCCCAGGTAATAGCAGATAGGACTTCGGCCTCGCCCTCAAGCTGGTTTGAGATCACAACATAGCCCAAGCGGCCGAACGCTGCAGTGGCAAACTCCCGAATGGTGTGTGTCTCGCCAGTCGCCAGCACAAAATCATCCGGAGTGTGGTGCTGCAGCATGAGCCACATGCCCTGGACGTAATCGCCGGCATAGCCCCAATCGCGCTTCGAATCCATGTTGCCCAGGCGTAGGACCGTAGGCACGTCGAGCGGCTCCTGATAATCAATAGCCCACTGCACCGCTCCGCGGACAATTTTTTGCGTAACAAAGTCCCCGCCCCGGATTTCGGACTCATGGTTAAACAGGATGCCGCAGCTTATGAACCGGCCCTGCTTGCGCTTCATAACGCAATACTGGTGCGCGGCAAATTTAGCGATCGCATAAGGACTGTTCGGATTAAAGCGGGAGTTTTCGTCGAACACCTCGCCCTGGTCCCGGTGGCCGTACATTTCGCTGGTGCTGGCCTGGTACATTCGCCATTCGCCGGTGTGGGCCGTCTCGAGCGCCGTGATCAGATTCATAGTGCCGTCCAGGATGGTTTTAATGGTGAACTCCGGCTGGCCAAACGATAAGCCGACGTGGCTCTGTGCAGCAAGGTTATAAACTTCGTCCGGCTGCCAGGACCCGATGATGCGGTTTAAGCTGGATGGGCTCAACAGGTCGCCCTCCTCGAGCACCAGCCGGCGCTGGGCAATCTCATCCGTAAAATCAAAACGACCACGCGTGCGGCGCGGTGGCTCTGTGCTGATTCTGCGGACCAGAGCTACCACACGGTAGCCCTTGTCCAACAACAGCCTGGTAAGAAAAGTACCGTCCTGGCCGGTAAAGCCAGTAACAAAAGCTGTCTTGCTATCCACGATCGCGGACCTCCAGCACTGCAGACTCGGCAACGCCGGGCAAACGGAGTGCGGCCATTTTAGCGTCGAACCGGCGGCCGTAGGCTTCGCCAGAGTCAGCTGTAATGTGACCATTAGGAGCGACCAGGCGCCAACGCCAGCCGTCAGTGGCGTAATAAACGATCATGGTCCCACGGCGCTGCGGTGCGGGTTGTTCCGGCAGGACAGTGTCCTCCGCTTTATTTTTTCTGATTCCGAACATACTTGCCTCCTTCCGAGAGCTTTATTGGTTCACCCTTAACTGAGTGCTCAACAATCACCCGCCCGGCTTCGGCCGGACTGAGATCCATAATGCCGGCAGTCTTTTCGAGCGCTGCCCCGCCCTCCTCTGATAGCCGGAGCGTGATTTTATACGGATACTTCTTTGCTCTAGCCATTTAACCACCTCCAAACCAGCCAGGCGATCACGGTGCCGCCGGCTATCACTAGCCAAAAGAAAATCAACGCCGGAGCGGCGCGTTTAACTTCGTGCTTTAGGTTATCGTTAGCGATCGCAAACCGCTTGGCAGCTGCAGCCGTTGTGTAGGCCGAGAAAACAGCCTGAGCGCCCGGTGGCACTGGCTCGCCGCGGACCACCACCTCGGTGCGAATAATGCGCTGCAGCGCCTGTAGGATTTCGTCGTGTAAAAAATACTTTGCCGGGATGTTGTTAACATTAACGATCCGGACGTCGACCGGCACTTTGTCGCCGATCTTGGGTTCTGGAATCTTTGCCATAAGCTAGCCGCCTTTCTGAAATAAGCATATGTTTTTAAGAGCCGCTTTGTCAAACGTAACGAATGTACTGCCGTTCGTTCTCCAGTGGCTGCAGTAGCGAAACTAAATACGCGCTGACCATTTCGCGATCAACGCGCACACCGTCGGGATTTATGTGACGGATTACATCGACCAGCTCGGCCGTGCGGACCGTAATGCCGCACTGACCGCTGGCCCGGACACCATTAACGTACAGAGCGAATGTGACCAGGGCGTCTTTTTCGCGCTCGATCTTAAGCGCCAGGCGAATCATCGCCTGATGCCATCCAGTGACTTTTTAGGCTGGGGGTTAAAGACAGTAGCCGGGTGGACCACCACGCCGGAGTCCACGCGATCAAAGAAACTGTGATCGGTTAAATTATCGAGCTGGGCCGCCACTTTACGAGCGCGGCGGCGCTCCGTCTTGAAATCCTGATATTTACGCTTTGCCATTTTTAGCACCTGCATCCTCTTCCTCCAGTAGCGATTCTTGCTCGCCCGCTGGCTTAATATTACCATCCTCGCCGAGCTCTGGGTCCGGCAATCGTTCAACAAATCCTTTAACATAGTGGTCCTCAACCTGGATATGGCCGTCCTCGATGGCCGTCAGGACGTCGTGGAGCTTACGGAAATGCTCGTCTTTAAGCGTGTCCCATTTGGCATAGGGCTTGCCGATCGAGCGCGACAGCAGCCACATCTGGCCCCTGGCTGTCAGGCCGATAGTGTTAACCCGGGCCTGGATAGCTTCGCGGAAATCGTCGTCGATCTCGAGCTCAGGCTCTGGCGGCAGCACAACCTCCGGCTCGGCCGGGGCTTCTGGTTCAGGATCGTCAACCTGAATCTGCGGGCTGGCAAACATGCCGTGGGCAACCTTGCCCATCAGTTCGCGCGCCTGGCCGGACGTCATGACTGACGGATCCGTGATGCCGTTAACGCGCAGCAGCTCCAGAATCTCGTCCTGTTCGGAAAAGCCGGCCTTTAAGATGATGCGGTGCAGCACGGCACGCTCACTGTTATCGATCGGGGTGTCAGGATCCCGTGGCATCAAACCGAACTCGTCCTTGTCCCGGCGCTCGGCTTCGGCTGCAGCCTTTGAGTTTGCCATTTCGCGCTGGGCGGCATAATCGGGATCGTCCAGGTCCTGCGTAAAGTATTCGGAAAAGCCCAGGCTTAAGCATGCATCCATGCGGGCCCGCTTCTCGGCCTTTTTTAACGTGGAGTTAGGATCGGACCGCTCACTGGCCAATGTGGCGGCGCCGCGGCCCTCGCCAATAACCTTGCCCTTTTGGAACATGGTGCATTTAAACGCGACCAGGCCGGTGACGCCTGGCAGCATTTCGTAAGCCTCCAGGTCCTTTTCGATTTTGTCGGTGATGCTGAACAAGCTAAAGATTTTCTCCTGGCCGGGCTTGAACAAAATACTTTTACTGTAGTGATAATCACGATCACAGCTGCCGCGCTGTTTCTCTTCTGCCTGGCAGCTTTTAACAACATGGATCCGGCCGTAGTCGGTACCCTCGCGCAGATGTGCCTTAATGAACTCCTCGATCAGCTTGCGCTGTTCGGTCTGGACATCCAGCGCCTGTTTTAGCTGGGCCGTGGTGACGTTGCCGACAATCGACATGGCCGAGTCACGTTTGACCCGGGCCGCTTTCTTCGGTTCAGTTGGAACCGCTTCAGGATCCTGGACAACAAGGGCTTTGCTATCGACAATCTCACCCTCGGCCGGAGCCTCCGTTTTAGTTTTTTTAGATGTGGTCTTAACCATGCTAGCCGCCTTTCGTTAATACCTCTTCATTATATTATACGAGCGGCTCTTAAACAAGGCTTTTATTTGAATTATAAGCCCCGGATCCAGTAGCCCGTCAAGCTATCCCCAGCCCTTGTATTACTACAATA